CGCTCGATCGCAACCATGTGCCAGCCGTTCGTTGTGTCGAACTGCGGCTGCGTGCTGCAGCAGATAACCTCATCCTCGATCTTGATATAGTTGACCGTTTCACCTGGTCTGACACTCCATTCGCTGCCGTGGGTAACTAGCGGAAATTTTGTGGTGTCCGATGTCGTGACCGGTATGATCGTATCGGTCGCCTCGATGGCGCTGTTGAGCGTTGTCTCATCGGGTGTGAAAATCTTTTTTCGGGTGCTGCGCTGTAGGTCAGATAGTTTGAGCGTATACAGGCCATCAGAATAGGTGATGCTGTCAACCACATAAGTCAGGCGCTGATCGTAGGCCGTAAACGGCAGCCCCGGATAACCGACATACACGCGCACGATTTTGCCGCGCAGCCCTTTGCCGAGTGATAATTTGTGCTGGATCTTGTCGGTGAGCAGTTGCGATGGTGGCGATGCGTTGTTTGTGCGATCGATTAACTGAACAGTGACATCACCGATGGTGCTGACCGATGTATCAGGGTTTATTTTTTGCGTTTGCCCGCTGATCTTGTAAACGACGCTGCCGATCGAATCAACTGCCGGCGAGCTCACTGGTAACTGACATTCTGAATTGGATGTCAGGTATGTATAGTCGGTGTCGGCATCATCCCATGATAACTGCACAACAAAAAGTGGCTCGTTTAATGCCTCGGGATTAAGCCCCCCAAGCCCTGGCGGTAAACTGCGCATATTATGGTACCGGCCTCAATGTCATGTTTACTGATCGATAGGGTGTCGAGCTGATCTGCAGCGGTGTGATCTGCAGGTTGCTCGATACTGATACCACATTAAACGCCAGGTCAGGGCTGTCGCCGACATTACCAAATGGCGAGAATGCAAACGACTCACCGCCGGCAATAGAAAATAAAAATTCTTCGATCTGATCGTTCTGGCTGTGCGGCCAGATCAGCTGAATGTCATAGACTTTTGTGGCCCGGCGCAGCACGGTTTCAACGTGCCCGCCGAGTGATACATGCTGTGTCTTTGGCTGGTCGATGGTGGTTTGATAGGCGTGCAGGATCACATCGATGCTGTATTGTGTGCCGGCAGTGTGTGCGGGTGAGTCTGTGACCAGGGCGCCCCGGTCAACTGCGGTGTAGGTAATAGCGGCCATTATGTTGTCAGCTCCAAAGCCTGGCGCGAGTCATTGCGAAACAGGATCACATCTTTGTTGTCGACTGAATCCTGAATTGCTGGTATCAACAAATCTTGAATGATCTCATCAGTGACCACGCCGTTGACATTGATGGTAATAGTGCCGCCGACTTGCGGTGTGGTGTTGCTGAATGGTTGTGTCACATCGGTTGTGGTTGACGGGTTCGCAAACGTGCCGAGATTCGAGCCACCACCGCCGCCCGAGTTTGAATTGATCTGTGCGGCCTGGGCCAGTCCTGTTGCTGCAATCAGGCCGACATTGATCGCGCCGAGTGCTTTCATGTTTGCCGCTGCGGCATAACCGGCAGGCGTCGGGCCATAAAACTCAAAAGCACGCATTACAGCCACATTGGTTGCCATTATGGTTTCCGCGATAGCGAGCCCTTTTTGCACGGCCAGGGCGGCGATGGCAAAGCCTTTTGATTTACGCCCGAGCGTTGACAGCAGCGCAACCGTGTTGCCGAGTACACTGGACTGCAGCGACTTCTGCGCGGTGACAAATTCCTGCTCTTGCGTGATCTTTTGTTTTATATATCGCTCATGCGCACCGGCTGCCTGGTCCAGCACATCCTGAATATAGGCGAGCTCATCATCGATGACATCGCGGGCCGGGAATAATCCGCTGCCTGGCTGTTCCTCGCCTGCTGTGCCGCCCGTTTGCGCTGCGGCGCTGCCTATGATGCCGCCGGTTGTGATCTTGTCCTGTTCGTCGAGAAAAGCCCGGTAATCCTCGAGCGTTTTCTCCATCTCGGCCCGTGTTGCTTCACGCGCCTTGATGATATTGTTGACGCCAGAAAAATCGAGATTAAACAACCGATCAAGTATTGCCGCCACTGCGCCGGCCCAGTCGCCCAGGTCTTTGAACTCGAGGGCGACCGTTGTGGCAAAGAATGCGACGTCTTTCAAAAACTCGGGCATTTTCGACGGGTTGCCGGTGACAATGGCAGTCATGGCCTCGGCAGCCGCCTCGATCTCGGGCGCGAGTGACGCGAACGCCTCAACTGTGCCAGTGCGTAGCACCTGGTTGATGCGGTTCAATGCGTCGTTGGCCTTTTCTGAATTGCGCACAATGTCATCACTTAACACCACGCCCAGCGATCGCGCCTCGCTGCGATAGCCATCAAGCCCGGCCTTGCCGTTTTTCAGCGTATTAACCAGGGCGGCCCCCTCGGTGTCGAACGCCTTAAACGCGAGTAATAACTGCTGCTGCTCTGACTCTGCATTTTTGATGGCGTCAGCGTAGTCGCCGAGTATGTCCTCGGTCGAGCGCATGGTGCCGTCAGCGTTGCGCAATTCAATGTTCAGATCATCGAGCACATTTTTCAGCACACCGCTGCCCTGGGCGGCCTCGCCGACGCGGCGGGTAAAACGCTGAATGCCGACATCGAGCGCAGATTGCGCCACACCGGTCTGCTCGGCGGCAAACCGAAACTCTTGCAGCGACTCTGTTGCGATGCCGAGTTTGTCGGCGGTCTTGCCGATGTTGTCAGCAAAATCTAGTGCCTCTTTCGCAGCCCTGGCGAATCCATACGATGCCAGCGATGCGCCGATACCTGCAGCCAGCCGGGTAAACGTGCGCTTTATTGCCCTGGATCGTTTCTCGGCCAGTTGTTCGGCGCGGTTCAGGTTGCGTTCGAACCGCGATATATTGGCCGCCAGATCGATTGTCAGTTGTCCGAGTGAACCGCTTGCCATTATGTTTGCCTTTTCTGCATGAGTGCCCGCATGCCGCCCTCAAAGTTGGCACGCTGTTGCTGTTGTTTTTTCTTTTTCATTTCCTCGGGGTCGGGCGGCACGGGTTCGCCGACCGGTTCCATTGTGGCGAACGCCATCCACTCGTTGAGCTGCTTGGATGTCATCATTTGCAGCATGATGTCAGGGTGTGGGTATCCCAGTGCAAGGCATAGCCGAAAATAAAAACGGCGCTTCCACTGGGTTTTTAGTTTCCCGCCGTTTCCTCGATATCCCGATCAGATAGCTGGTTCATGTTTTGCGCTGCATCGACAATTCTGTTCAGCGCCTTTGCTGACTTGTTGCCGACCGCCTCAACATCATCATCACTGAATATGCGCTGACCGTCCTCATCGACCGTGCACAATACAACCAACTGCGCCCGCATGTTTCGCAGGCGCTCTTTGATTGGCATATCCTTTTTGTCGATCAGGTTCGATTCGTATTCGTCACGCTCTTTGCCGGTCATTTCCCGCACATATACAGTCGCGCCCCACTCGGGCACCTCGACGGGCTCGCGTGGCAAATCCTCGGCGGTCAATATCAGTTCGCGTAAGCTCATCGATTAAGCCTCAGTGATTGAACCGGAAACGCGCAGCACAACCGACAGGCCGGTGACATTATCGACAGCGTTCGAGATGCTAAAACCTTTGACGCGGGCGGCAAATGTCCAGGTGGTTACCGGTGAATCAGTGAATGATATGCGGTAGTTGCGTTGAGTACCGGCGGCACGGTCACTGCGCAGCTGCGCATGCTGTACGTTGCTCGGGATATAATTCATGTCGAGTGTGATGTCGCCCTCATCCTGCAGGCCGAGCACATACTCTTTTGCAGTCGATGACAGATCAGTGACATCGATCTCGTTCGATTGACCACCAGGGCCGTCAATGCTTTTGACTTCTGCAATGGTCGTGAATACTTCAGGGCTGGCACCGTTGCCGACTGCAATGGTCATGCCCTGTGATGTCAATGCGCTAGAGCTCATAATTTTTTACCTTTTATCAGTGCCTGTACCAAATAGAGTAATCGACGATGACCTGGTACAGTTGTGTGCCATCCTCGAAATTATCAGTGTTAAAAACCTGCACCGCCCGGAAGTTGCTGCCCTCGGCGTTCTTTAATGCGAGCCGGCATTGCTCGGCCACGCTTTCGGCTTGTGCCAGTGTTGTGCTGTAACAGGTCAGGCGCATGCGGGCATTTTCCACGCCCTGCCCACCGCTGGCCGCCATCGTGTTTTCCCTGGTCTGTGCAATCTTGTGGATCACTACAACCGGATAACTCGACGACTGCGGCATGATCATGTTGTAGATGCGATAGGTTTCAGGGCTGTCGCCATTGCCGACCAGCGCCTGCAGGCCGGCATAGCTTGCGAGTGCTGATCGTGTTGCCTCGGTCGGTGTGGTCATCGGCTTTTAACTCTGTTCGCCTGGCGCATCACGCCTTTTAACAATGCTTTTTTGATCAGTCTGTCGGCGGCAAATTTTGTTTGCTCGAATGCCGGCACCAGGAAACCGCTGCGGCTTTTCTTGCTGGTACCAAACTCGACGAATTTCCAATACCAGGCGCCGACGTTAGGATCACGCCTGCTTGACAGCACACCAATGCGCAGCCGGGCGGTATCAAGTAAATATTTTTTCTTTTCGGCGCGTGTAACAATGTTTTTGCGCAGGTGGCCGGCATCATGTGACCAGGTTTTGCCGCGTAGCTTGCGGGTGAAACTGACGCCCTCGGGCACCAGTGCACGCGCACGGTTGCGGATAAGATTGGCACCGGGCCGCAGCGCCTTTTGCACTTCACGCTTGCGCACCTCTTTGGGCAATGC